TCAGCGTTAACAGCAATATGTGCGACACCCGTGACCGGGACCACATCAATGGTATTCGGAGCACCACCCTCCAAGATTTCAAACAACAACGCTCCAGCAATCGCTGGATTTGGATGTTTGGACGCAGACAAGTAACGTTCTACGTCAGAGATTGTCTTCCACTTCGAAGAGCGATGTCGAACAATGATCGCCTCATACACAGACTTCTCAAGGTCAATACCAGTGGCACGACCAGCAATGGACACAGAAATCATGTCCTTGCCGCCCTCGCGGTAGTCGATAACAACGAGCTTACCGACCAACAACTTACGACGTTGCAAAGGCCTACGCGGGCAAAAGAAAGCTGCACTCCAAGGAAAGTATACCTCAGGAAACAAACCAATCACACGACGGTGTCGATCATCCTCGAATCCATACTGTTCGACACTGTATACCCACAAACCTTTCCAATCCCCAACAGTTATGAAATCTGTTGAGAAATCCCAAAGGCCATGTTTGTATACAGCACCGCCATCAACTCGAACTTCCTCAATATTGTCATCCTTAACAACAAATGAGCCGTTGGGAATCAACCCGCTGGCGCTCACTGGAACAAAGGAATACAATATAGTTGGTCGTCCGAAGCCTAAGTAATAATTCAAGTCGGCGTAATAATCGACATCAATGAACTTCAACAAGTGCTTGGTTGTTATGTCATCACATCTAGCTGGCAGCACAAGATCACGAACGTTGTAATACAATCGCTCGCCATCCTCACTATCACGACTAGACATAGACACTGAGTACACCTCCAACCCACACACGTTTGCGAAATTGTCAATCGCAAAACTAACCGCACTGCGCAGGGATGCTGCTTCTCCATGCGGATGTATAGGTGAAGTATGAACGAGGTTCACACTGAACTCTTGCTGAAACATTCTACGATATGACAATTGAGGCACACGCACTTGGTCCATCCACCAAGAACGCAAAGTAGGACCAGGTTTAAAGGCCAGGCCACTCAAATCTCTCAATACGTCAGGAACTCGCAACGACGGCAAGAAAGTGGAAACTTGAGAATTGGATGAATCCATCCCCAAAGCTATAACAGGTTCGACCGGGACAACGACCTCATTCTCATAGCTGAAGATGCTAGAGTCAATCGAGGACAAGCCCGAGGCGTCGAACAAGTCACCAATCTGGTTTTCAGGTGGAACAAACCACAAAGCTTCATCTGCACCACCGATTGGTAACTCAAAATAATCACTGCTTTGGTCTTCAAACAAAGAAGTGATATATTCTCCGATGAATGAACATCGGGAAAGTCTCAATGATAAACATTGGAAAGCCATAACTAACGCGAATATTGGCAGAACGGGATTTTACGGCCTTATAAAGAGGCGTGCTGTATTTCCCCCAGCAGCAGGGTAAATTACTTGCTTACATGCTTGTGTAATCAACACTCACTTACGAGCAAACAAAGGACGAGCTTCATCAACACGGACACGAAGACGTGAAAGTTGATCAGCTAGAGACTCCTGATTGGATCTTGGCTTTGAAATGGCACCAGGTGGTACTGCTCCAATCCGAGCTGTACCAGCTAGCACGGTTCCAGAACTCAGCGTGAATGGATCGAGCACTGCCCCTGCAGTTGCATCGAAAGCAAATATCCAAAACGCCGTCGAACCTGAAGCCAAACTTGAGAAAGACGTGAAACTACACCCAGTGCCACTTGGCACACTGGGTCCAGCCAACGAAGGACCGTTGGCAGCTACCCAACCGACATAACTACCGGCTCGAACAATTGTAATGTTGCCAGCACTATCAACTGACAACCCGTTAGTTTGCGGGTCTAAAGTAGCCGCATCACCGAGAACATTTGTAATGGCCAATGTTCCCCCGCTATCGATGGACCCTCCCACAGAAACACAGGAAGATACCAGCGAGGCAGCGATACGCTGACAGAACTCCATGTCATACTCAACATAAACCTGAATTAAAATATCATTGTCGGCAGTAGTTTGTGGAATACCGAGGAAAGATCTACCAATGTACTCCCCAAACTCACCACTGCCAGAAGCAACATCACTAGTGTACCAATCAAGGCCGAGGCCACCCAGATTCACATCATGGGTAACACACGACCAAGGTCGGCCTACAGCAACGTTCTCCTGATTCAAAATCTGAGCTTCAGTGGTGGGCGTAGACAATGTTGCCAAGTCGTCAGTAACCAAGGACGACATGGCAGTGTAACCCTCTTGGGTTGCAGCGGAAATACCAAATAAATGAAAGCGAACTTTCTTAGGAAAGTAACGCCTCCAAACACTTGCTATCGCGCTCAACCGTGGAAAGAGAGTGGAATTCCGGGCATTTATGTCAAATGTAGTAATGGAGTAAGCGGAACTCAAGGAACCAAAAGTACCTACAAAATCAACTCCAACGACTCTCCCTTCAGAACCCTTGTGAGCAGGGGTCTTGAATGATTGAGTCACCTTAGGACGGGAGACGTCCATTGCGAGCGGTGCATCAATCACGCCTGAGCCAGCAAAACTAGCGAGAGGCATGGTGCCTCTTGCCATTGTGCGGCTTCGACGGGGGGCGGGATTTGGCTTTGCTTGAACTTGCTTGTTGTTCTTGCTTGTTGATTTTCTTTTTGTCATTCGATTTACGACTCCCGTTAATCTTCCCCTCTTGCATAGTAGTCTTCCGCTCTTTTCTCTGAGTTCTGCGATCCTTGCGTTCGGGGTTCTGTGTTGGTGGAGGGCGCAACACCTCCCCCTGCACAACAACCTCAAACACCACGCCTCGAGGCAACGTGATACAAGGTGCGGGAAACTCAGCATCGGTAGTGGCGGAATCCAATTTCTGGCACAACGACATCAACTCAACGACGGACAACCCGAGCCTACCTGCTACGGCGTCGTAAAGTTCCCAGCTTTCTTCTTGGGGCCAAGAATTATCTGAGGAAAACGAAGCGGCAAAATAACTAGCATCCATCCGAAGAGCGGGGTCGTTAGTCAAGCTAGGATCAACATCCTGATAGATGCGCCTCACCGCGCGACAATAATGTGACACCAATGGTGTCAAACTATCTGTCACGAGGTATCCTTGAGCTCGATTAACGGCGGCCACTTCCTTCGGAACCGTATCCTTCGTCATCGACAAATGAATCTTCCCAATAGTACGTGCAGGATCCTGCACGGAGCTGGTTGTTGTCCAGGGATCTATGAACAAGCGTCCAAGAAGACCAACGGGTTGGTTCTTCGAATGTGTTATAACCTTGATAGAAAGACCCAAGCATTGGGCAACCTCAGCGATCACCTTACTTGGGTGTGATGTCACACCATCATCACCATAACACAAGCCAATTTCCTTAAAAGCCTCAGCTGGACTCAACCCACGAGCACGGCCACAACAATACGACACGAACGCATTAATAATGGTGTTTCCGTCGGTGGTTAACGGAGAACCTGACAACCTCGAGTCTTCTGGGTTGTACTTAACACCATTCTTAGTGCGCCCGGGTGCCCCGAGCTCTCTCTGGAGCAGCTCGGTTAGGTCACACTTATATGTTAAAGCAATCCACCTTAAGTATACCGCCTGCTCAACATTCAATCGAATCCAACGACTTATTCTACCGTCAAACTTATCATGATCGGTCTCATCAACCTTATCATGAGTCTGGCAAAAACGGTGAAATCTATCGCTGATTTCGATCGGTGTTAAGCATGGTAAATACCAATCTAATTTCTTAAGGCAATCTTGCTTGAACGCATAAGTGTATGCAGACAACCGGATTGTGTGGTCAGTTGGAACAGTTGAGATATTCCTAGGATAATTGTACTTGCTATATGGCTCTTTCTTCTGGAAGGAATCCACCGCAAACCGTGGATCTCCCAGCCATGGGACAGCTTTCTCACTACGCAACCTCTGAGTTGGCCTATTCTGATTGTCAAACACCTCGTCCAAAGACACAGGGACCCCTACTCCAGGGTTGGGAACAACCAGTCGAACGAACTCCCGAGCCCAAACATGATACTTGCCAGGGGGCACAGCCGTATTACGAACATTCGTAACACGACCGGTTATGCAAGCATTATCGTTATTGAATGAATCGACAGGACATGTGGCACCATTTCCAGGCAACACCAATGGCGGGGCAACGACACGGGCGTATACATTGCCATCTTCGCTGACAATTGGACCAGTCGCCTGGTAATGATCAGCGTTAACAGCAATATGTGCGACACCCGTGACCGGGACCACATCAATGGTATTCGGAGCACCACCCTCCAAGATTTCAAACAACAACGCTCCAGCAATCGCTGGATTTGGATGTTTGGAC